CGTCCTTAAACATTCTAATTGCTATAGTTGAGGATTGTTTCTTGGCCACCAAATTAACCATCTTCTTAACTACTGAAGATAAAAACCTCTCCATGTAGTATCTATCTGCATTATCTCTAGTGTTTTCCCTTGCTCCTTGCATCTTAAGAGCTTCTGGTGTTTTGCCTTGTCCTGCATCAGTTCCTTTTGTCACCGTAGTATCTGAAGTGCCAAATAGATTAAGAATTGAGGCATTGGCTACCGAATAGGTATTGTTGAAAGTTGAAATTCCTTGTGGGTTTAATTGTATTGGTGACACGGAGTTTCCAACAGCATTTCTAACCATCCATTTTTGAGCGGGACCCCACTTAATAGAACTCATTTGTGCGATGTTGTCCTTGTTTATCAATACTGGTGGAAAAATAGACATCTTAACCGAGTCAAGATATAAGTTCCAAACCGAGTTCATTGTCATTTGCATAGGTGCTCCTCTTTCCATATCAGAAGTGCCAAAGAAGTCATCAATCAGGGGAATTGAGTATTTACAAACAACAGGAAGCTCACCGTTATCATGTGGATTTTCCATCTCTCTAAACTCTAAATCAGCATCGACACAGTAATCAGTCCACTTATCTTTTTCATACATAGATAAAACCTCAAAATATCCCGATCCCTTAGTTGCCGATTCATTGGAATAATGATCTTCTTCTCTCTTGGTCTTGGAGTCTGAGTCTCTGCTTTGTTTTGATCCTGAGTTGTCCTTTAGTTTTCTTATTATCTCTGGGATGTTCTTATAGCTCTTATCTTTCTTAAGTCCCTCAAAGAATGATAATGGTCTCCAACTTCTAACAATAATGTAATCACTATCCTCAATAGACATAGCTCCCACCTGTGGGAATACATCCCTTATGTTAAGCATCCACAAATCAGGTCCAACATATCCATTCTTATTTACAGTCCAGTCAACAAGTCCAAAGAAGTTACCATATACCCCAGAATAAATATCCATCATCCTAAGCTTGGTTAGGAAATCAAATTGTGAGTTAGCATTTAGGAATATGTACTTATCAAGAATCAAATCCATTAGTTTAGAACTACCTTCATCATTCTTAGAAATTGCTCTTACCTTACCCGTAGGAAGTTGTGCCATTACTCTATATCCTCGCTCATAGTTAAGAGTGGATAGTCTATGATCGAATACTTGAGATTTTGTCTTACTTGATACGCCGTCTGCTATCTGGCCGTGATTGATTTGCTCTAGTTTGTCCCACAAATCTCTTTTCTGGCTTAGAAAATCTTCTGCTGCTTGTTTTCTTTGTAGGATTGTATTCATATAAAAAAAGACACCCTGTTGCGAGTGCCTTATGTCCGTTAATACGGTATTAGCTTAGTGGGAGTATATCAACCAATTCTATATCTTGTCAAGCTCACGACCGTTATATTTCTTGCGTTTGTTCTTAACTAGGTTGATTGTGTCGTACTTAACAACCCCATCTTTTATTTCACAGCTAAGCGTCAAAGTGCCAAACTGTGAGGATATAACCTCATTCTCAACTAAAATGTGTAATGGTAAGTTCTTGGATAACAGCTGGTTTAAGATTAATGTACTTTGTTCGAGGGTCAATGTATTCCACTAAATTATAATCAACAATGTTTCCAGCGTTAAACCTTAGTGTGAATGTTATTCTACCATTTTGCCTCTTCTTAATATCATCTTCAATATCAATATGGGCAGGAATATTCCACTTTCTTATTTCTAGTGAGTGCATTAGTAAAATCCTTCATTAAATAGTGATGAGTCGTCTGGTGCATCCTCGTGGTCTTCTACTGCCATCATTGAAGTTATGGCATATCTACAGTTGTGAACCAATATCCCATTCGCAAAATATTCATGATCTTCCTCGACTGTTAGATCGTAGACGTTCTCTCTCCAACTTTCTCCTATATCTAAGTGCTTTAGCTTTACAGTTTTGATGGCAGTACTTAGAGACCCCCGCATGTCTTGTTTTATAAACTCCCCCACACTGTTCACAGATAAGTTTTCTATAAGTAGTTCTGTTCTTCCAAGAGTTTTTTCCATGTTGTCTATGCCATTCAATCCCCTCTGGTGATTTGTGCCAAAAGACAGCTTTTTTGATACCAGCCTTCTGAAATCTGATAAACCACTCTGGATTTTCTTTAACACGTCTTTTACAGTGTTCAGATAAATGTTTATTTTTTTCAACCAACATAAGATTTTCAGGTCTGTTATTCCATGCGTTGCCGTCCTTATGGTGTGCATGAAATCCTTTGGGTATCTTTCCGTTATAGAACTCATAAACGTCCCTGTGCATTCTTCTATTGGAGCAGGAAAAGTATTTTTCTCCTCGGTATAGCTTATATTTCCTATTGTTAAATGATTGCTCAAGTAGAGAGTCATCCCTGACTTTAATTTTGAAATCTTTATCCATCCCTTGTTTGTTTTTACTTTATGATCTTTAGTTGCCTTGATTTTAATACTAGACGTATCTAATTGCAACAAGTATTCAGATACTAGTTTCATACCGTTATTATGTTTATGTGTAACTCTTCTGAATCCAGATGAAGTCTTAACAAGATCACCAACTGATATGTCTAAAATCTGTTTATTGCCCAAAATGGTTTCTATCTGTGTATCTCCTGTAAAACAGGCATCATTGAAATGATCGAAGCCTACATCAGGCGTGTTAGTAACATGGCCGTCTTTATCAACCAACCACAAGTAGTTACGGTATTCCTTGATGCCATTAAGACTCCTCTTCGTAATACTTATCCTTTGATCTTGTACAAACTGTATTCCTTGAAGAACTGAACCCTGTCCTTTAGTGGATGGCATGATGTTAACTCCATAACTCCTAATTTCGTCAATGCTCTTAGGTTCTGCACTATCAGCTATTACTAAAGCCTTACTTTCTTGATTGAGTAGGATGTCTGCTATCTGCTTGTTACTTAATCCCTTCTGGTATGTAATTTCATCTAAAATAAAGCCACCATTATATCTATAAACGGCTACAATCGCTGTTGGGTCATTGGTATATCCAAAATCTAGTCCAAACCTTTCAAGCCGTGCTTCGTGTGGTATCTCATCTATCTGTTGCCATCCTTTATAAATTGACCCCTCACTCTCGGCAACCTTCCCTTCTCCATAAATGCTCCACCATTGCTTCTTGCCTTTATTCTTCTCAATCTCCTCTACTTGCTCACTTGTTAGGTGGGGGTTATCTTTGTATGTGGAGTGTACCCATAAGCACCTAGGGTCATTCTTTAATTCTTCGTGAGCCCAGAACTCTCTTGTCGGGTTAAAGTCTATAAAAATAGTCTTCTTGGTTCTGACAAATAGGTGTCTTGCTATATCATAGGATATGTTTTGTGCCTCGTTTAAAAAAAGGAAGTCTCTTTCAGGACCGTGCACCTTATCTGAGTTATCAGCACTAAAGAACTCTAACAACCTGTCTTCTGCTATTGTGTGAACTGAGTCTGTCTTATTCCACAACTTCTCATCCCACATCTTCTGTGATTGTAAAATGCGTTTGTAATCTCTTATTGCACCCTTTCTTAGGTGGGGGAATGTCTCCGATACTACTGATGTTATAGATGGTCTTGAGTTGGTTATATGGTAAAGCGAGGTTAGTATGCTGTGTGTCTTACCACTTCTAGTACCCCCCTCGTGTACTATGTATCTATATCCATCAAGAAATCCTCTTGTTGTCTGAGCTATTAGGTCCTTCATAAAGTTGTTCTAGGTTTTGTTTTGCCTCTTTAGTTTGTACTGTAAATCTTGGTATTAAATGTTCGCCATCTTTTCCTGTCATCTCATTTCTCGTACTAAATTCATTCTTCATCCTTCTCTCGGCCCACCACTTAGAAACATCAATATCACTCTTTTTTATAGCTCTTACAAGTACCATTTTGGCTACTACATCGGGATAATTCTGAGAATCGGTCATCAATGTCGAAAACTCTTCGCTGTCTTCTAACCAGTTGTAGTAAGTCTGTCTGTCAATTTTAGCGATACGGCAAGCTTCAGATATATTGGCTCCGTCTTCAAATGCTCTTACTAAATTATCGACTACTTCATCTGTATCTTTCCACTTCCTCCCTAGTGATTTTTTTGCCTTCTGCATTAAGGATGTCTGCAATGGTTCCTTTAACTGTAAAGACTCTGTTAACGGTTCCGTCTTGGTTGTCGTGGTCTTCTGTTTTAGTGACTGTTCCATCTATTCTGATTATAACATCATCACCCAAATTCAACTCTCCGTCTAAAACAATCTGTCCCGCACTAACCTTTAATAGCTTTTCGTTTACTTTCATTTTCCTTACAAATTAAACATACAGAACCAAACCAAGTTGTTACATGGTGGGGTATCTCATTACCGCACTTATAACAGATATGTTTCCTGTGTTTATTCTCATCTTCCACTCGGATCACATTTCCTCCTAGTGTTGGCATCACCTCATCCATTTTTCTTTTTATATTCACTAATTATTTTAGAAGTCCACTCAGGGCTTCCTCCCAATAACTTTGAAAGTTGAACAACTGTTGCTTTAGGAAATAGCTTGTGGTGTTCAATTACCCTCTCTGCCAGTCTCCTTCTCGTATTATATGCCATCTGTTCTTTCTACCATGAGTGCTAATACATAACCGCCCTCTCCAAGGTCTACAAGGTACTTATTACCCATGTCTTTAACAAGCCTTCCTTCTTTTAGCTCATGGTGTTTAGCTTCTTTCCTCATCTTTGTAATCACGACCATTTGACCTTTTATCATGTGTTTATTTATTTAATAATTGGCTCTTTACCTTTACTCCATATTCTATAACCTAATAATCTATTAAGTATTTTAACAATAAAGTGGATTGATTGTCTTAGGTTTTTATTCATAGTCTTTTAACCTTGTGACTCTTTTCATATTCATCTAAGGCTTTATTGACTTTTTTTACCTCTCTCC